TTTTTCAAACACTTCTCCAGTTTCACCACCAAGTCCTAAAAGAGGATAATAAATGTCTTTACCTTTATTAGGATAAATTGCTGTAGACCATGCTTTTTCCGAGTAGTCATTAATTGTCATACTTTTTCCTCTGTTTTTTGTATCTCTATAGATGAATCACATATTAAAATATCAGCCTTATCTTTTTGATAGTACTTAATATTATTTGTATATCTAGTTTCAATATACTGATAATAATTATTAAGCTCTACTAAATTTGTTTTTTTAAAATTATCTATCTCTGTAATATTATCAATACCAACAGAAATAGACTTTTTTAAACAATCGGGGTAAATTTCCCAATAAATATCATCTTCTACTGGATATTGAATAACTCCTAATTTTTGATTTAATAGATTAACTGCATGAAGCGTTATTTTATTTACATAATCTGTACTAGGATTAAATTGACTTGTAGGTATAAAAATAAGATTTGGCTTAACAAATTTAATTTCTTTCATTATAGAAAAAAGAAGTTCTTCATAAGGTATAAAATTTAATTTATTATAATAATTTCTACCATAATATTGAATTTTATAATTGAAATTTAGATATTTAGAAAGAGAAAGAATTTCAAATAAAACTTTATTTATGTTGACGTGATTTTTATTAAACTTATCTTCTAAATCAGAAGCAGATAAATAATAAATATATGGTCTATCTGGAATATCTAAATCAGGATTTTCTTTTAAGAACTGCCGTAAATAATACCCTACCCCACCTATTATCTCCGCATAAGGAAAAGGTGAAACCACCATAATTTTTTTCATAAAAATCTCCTATAATTCCCATCTATTATCCATCCTAACTAAATAAGCTTCATAGATATACCAATCTCGTAGTCCTAATTTTTTTAAATGACCTAAACGATAAAAAGTTCCATCAACTTTTATTGTTAAAGCATGATCAAAAATTGTATCTGTAGTGTTGTCTGTACCAGATAAAATATCTGATAATTTACCATAAATAACAATCATTCCAGTACGTAAAATTCCAGAAGCATTTGTTCTTTTTAAAGTTTCGGATAAATCATCTACAATTATATTTGGTAAACTAACCGTAAAATAATTGTTAGTATATCCAACACCACCACATTCAGGGCAAGTAAAATGGTTTTGATATCTAGGATGAGTACTCCAATCAATACTGGTTGTTCTATCTAACCATTGTCCAATCCAATAATATTGTTGAATATAACCAGAAAAGGTAAATAAATCTTGTGTAATATCAATAGTATTTTTCGGAATACCAGCAGATCTTCCAGTATTATAATCATGTTTACACCAAGTACATAATAATCGACCATCAACTTTGACATAAACAAAAATTTCTTGTCCCTTGTCTTCACAAAGTTTATCAAAATTTTCATGAAATAAATTATTGTGTCTAGTTGTTACAATGCCCATTTAGATATTCTTTCAAACGTAATAACCGTTTCAAAAACTATAAATAAAATAATATAAGGTAGAATATAAATTTCATACTCTACCTTATACTTATTTTTTATTTAATAATAAATAACATTTTACTTGGTATCGGTTTCTTCAAAATGCTTTTTCCAATAACCCAAAAATGCGGCCTGACTAAAGAGATAGACAATTGAAACCATTTCAGGTGTTAATGAAAATGGAGTATTTGTAGCAAGCATTGCAGCAACTGCGGTCACAGCAGACAATAAAATGGCAGTCATAAATCGAAAAAATCGACCTTTTACATATTTAATTACAAACTGCCAAATAGGCGGCGCAACCCAACCAAGCACGGTTGCAACAACATAAGGTAATTGTTCCATATTAATTATTCCTTTTTTATTTTAGTTATTTTGTTTTTTTTATTTTAACACTAAAACACCAGCACTAAATCCTGCAACAAATGTAAATGCAGGGTGTGCATACCATTTGTGTTTTTCGGTTATATATTTTGTAATTGTTATGGTGGGTAATGGTGCAGGTTGAAATTCTACATTAAACCAATCTACAGGACGTGGGTAATACTGTACTGCTAATTGACCATATAATTGTTTACCATTAGAAAGAGTGGTATCAAACATTGCAATTTCAAATGGTTCTTGCACTAATAAAGTATCTGCAATAATAACTGTATCATGTTTAGCAGGTAAATGAACATAAATTATTTTCTCAACTTCAACATAAGTTGTGTCTGTTACCATATATGGGACATCTACATAAATTACTTTTTCTTTTTTTAAACTAAATCCTGCAATAAATGCGGCAACAGCGGCAATTATTATTGCAATAATAAACTCTTTCATATTACCTTCTTTTATCTTAATAAATATTTAATTTATTAATTTCCTTAATGTGGTTTCCAATCAGATCTGCCCCCGCGATAATGTCCAGCCACGTATCCCGCAGCCGAAACCACGCCCACCACGGGTCCGCGTAAGATCGCGCTTGGTCAAGCTCGATCAGCACTATCGCGGCGGCAAGGTACGCCCACGCCGGAGCGCGTCCGTAGCAAAGGGCGGCGGCAAAGAATAGAATAAAATGCTGTATTGTCGTTGCGTTCATTTTAGATGGTCACTGCTTTTCGCCAATAATTGGCACTGCGGGCAATGTATCTGCTGCCTGCTTGATCTGCTCATCAAGCACCTTCTCCGCCTCTTCGCTTATCTTAACCGCTATACCATTTACGGCTTTTAAATTTGGCCGAACTTTAACAAGATCAATAAATTTCTGCGAATCATCGGCTGCATATACCTCTTTGCGCGTATACATTACCGTATTTTTGCCAATACCGTCAAGCACAACAGCACTATCATTTTTAACCACACATATATAAGCAGCCTTAATACGCACATAACCAGCCGGTAATTTTATTTGCGCCTGACACGCAACCGCAAATAACAATATTAATATATATTTCATTTTTGCTCCCATCTTATTCGTTCACCAGCACATCCCACCCCAACGCGAGCAGCGCGGCAACAGCGGCATTACTTGCGGACGTTCGTGCTGCGTTAGTACCTCCAATGGACAAATATCCGTCTCCGGTCTGTGCAGCGGCCAGATCAATGATAAAATTATCCACCTCGGTTGACGTTAGTCCAAGGTTGTAAACTCTAATATTTGCAGCATTATCCGCGCTAATGTTTTGCAGTGTTGCCGATGTATATCCCGTTATATTAATACAACCGTATAAATAAATTAAATCAATTTCCGTGCCAAGCGTGGCAAATACATTTAGATCACCGCTGATTGAGGTGTTTGAGAAAGAGTAGTATGCCGCACCAGTCGGCAAGTCAGCCACGTCACCGCTGATTGAGGTGTTTGAGAAATAGTAGTATGCTGCGCCAGTCGGCAAGTCAGCCACGTCACCGCTGATTGAGGTGTTTGAGAAATAGTAGTATGCTGCGCCAGTCGGCAAGTCAGCCACGTCACCGCTGATTGAGGTGTCGTAAAAATAGTAGTATGCTGCGCCAGTCGGCAAGTCAGCCACGTCACCGCTGATTGAGGTGTTTGAGAAATAGTAGTATGCTGCGCCAGTCGGCAAGTCAGCCACGTCACCGCTGATTGAGGTGTTTGAGAAAGAGTAGTTTGCTGCGCCAGTCGGCAAGTCAGCCACGTCACCGCTGATTGAGGTGTTTGAGAAAGAGTAGGTTGCTGCGCCAGTCGGCAAGTCAGCCACGTCACCGCTGATTGAGGTGTTTGAGAAAGAGTAGGTTGTTGCCCCGGTTGGCAAGTCGGCCACATCACCGCTGATTGAGGTGTTTGAGAAAGAGTAGGTTGCCGCACCAGTCGGCAAGTCAGCCACATCACCGCTGATTGAGGTGTTGTAAAAATAGTAGTATGCTGCGCCAGTCGGCAAGTCAGCCACGTCACCTTTCAGCTGCGCATTGTTGCATTGCCATTTAGTAACAGTATCGCCCGATATGCGCAAGTTAAAACTTGCCTTAGTATAATTATGTGTAAGCGTCTGCTCCGAGCCAGTCATGGTCAGGGTGGTATCTGCGCCATCGCCCCACGTAAATTTAACTTGCTTGCTGCTTGTACCGGTCACTTTCCAAGTCATTGTCCCTGCGGCGGCAGAAAAGTCGGCTATTAAAAATCCACCGCTGCCCCGGCGCGGATGTGGACGCATAATAATCTGCGCACTTGATCCCTGCACAAGCAAGCACAAAACGGCCAAAGTCATAAATAATCGTCTCATGCTCAATTCCCCGGCTTGATGTAATAGACAATAGTAACCTCTAATGTCTTGCATGTCGCGTCCCACATCGACAAATCCAGACACAACCACGAATCCGCTGCCATGTCCGAATCGTCCAAGTCAACCGCCAATGATTCTGCATCCTGCGAGCTTGACAGCATAAACGAGTCGATCACCGCGATGGCCGCGCCCGCCCGCGTGCTATACTCATATATCGCTATGGTATCCGTTACCGCCGCTGATGTGGTGATCCGCACCTTGCCGAGCTTTGCGCCATTTGGATATGACAAATCATCGAAACAATAAAACACCAGAGAATCGGTCACGACCTCCCGAATACTATCTGGCTGCAAGAAAGTAAAAGTCTGCGATTGGTAAATATTCGCGTCTCTGATTGCCTCGGTTAAACTGTCCGAATCCACCCCGCCCCAGTTGATCTCGGCCTCGTGTACCGTATTGTCCGCAAGTGACGGGCTTGTCCCTGTACCCGACAGATCGCCCGACCACGTGATTGCGGCGATTGCGGCGTTGGCGGAGTCGCGCAATGTACCACGTAAAACAGGTAAAGAATCACCTACAACACTTTTAGCAGCTGTTGATGTTGCTGATGCAATATCAACCCATGTGGCAATTGCAAAATCACTACTTGTTACAGATAAATCAGGAATATCTATTGTTTCATTTATTTTTAAATTATTAACAGCTATAGAATCTGCTTTAACAAAAGAATCAGTTTCTATCTCCCCCTTGTGGTACATTTTACCGCCGTCCGAGTAAATTGAATAATTATCCGTAGCACCAGAAATTGTTTGGTCACCTAAATAAAGACCATAAGAATTAGTTATTGTTCCTGAATTAGTTGGCTTTCCAACATAAAGTCCGTAATTAGTACCTATAGTTGAACCAGAGGCATTGCTTATATTAATTCTTACACCATAATGATCTGTTATTGAAGCCTTACTTCCATTAGCCAAAGCATAATTATAACCAATACCCGTTCCAATTGTAGATGTTTTACCAACAACCGAAGAAGAATTATCCAAATCACCACTAAAAACAAAAGCATTATCTATATTAGCAGCACTTAAAGCACCACTTCCAGTAGAATTTTGAATTCTATTTCTCTGAGTAACAGCCGTTCCAATCTGACCTACAGCGGAACTCCCAAGAGCATAATTATAAACATCAAATTGGGTTCCATAAACAAAAGAACTAACGTTTCCATAATTAACAGCATGAATCCAAGAAGCTTTTTGATCACCAGTATTGCCATAGGTAGTTAAATTAATACTAAACCCATCAACCTCATAAACATACTTTTCATAAGGCACAGTAATATCATATTTAATTCCATTTATGCCACCCATATATTCACTTGGTCTTCCAATACTATCTGGAACTGCATCAGAAGACAGCTCTATACTTGCCTGTAAAAGACCATAATATGAATATGGAGCTTCTTCTTGTTGTGGAGAAATTGTACTTTTAAATTTAATAGGATAATGATCCCAAGCAGTGTTTGTAGTATCTTCAACATCAATGTTTAATATTCGGTGTTCCCCAAAATCAAGTTCAGTTGGTTCTTCTCCTAAATAAAACATATCATTAATAACACCACCAACAAAACTGTCTGTATCACCTGAGTTACCAACAGCTAAAGGAAAGATAAAAAGAAAATCTTCCTCATCATTCATCAACGTTAAACCGACGTCTGTAGTATCCGCTCTAGTAAGAGCAATATAACCATCACCACCATCAATAAGACTTAAATTAGTAACACACCCATCTACATCTACGCTATTAACAACAAATTTTGCCTCTCCATTACCATAAACATACCAATCCCAAGATGGATAATGAAATAATGTATCCCCCTCTAAAAACCCCCCACTTGTCCAATCCCAATAATCATCTGGATGATCATTAGGATTATAATAAAAATATTCTGTTATTGCTCCTCGATAAGAATTAGAATATTTATTTCTAAACTGAAGAACAGAAGAACTATCTGAACGTAAAACACCATAAAGTTTTCTCAAATAAAGAGAATCTGAAAGATTATAATTTTCTAAACTATCAGCAATATCACTGCGCCACTCTGTTCTAGCGTTTGCTAAAGTATCGCCAATATTAGATCGCCATTCTGTCCTAGCATTTGCTAAAGTATCTCCTATATCTGACCGCCATTCTATTCTTGAATCAGATAAAGAATCCCCAATATCAGATCTCCACTCTGTTCTTGCATCAACTAAAGAATCACTTATATTATCTTGCCATGCGTCGGAGAGTGAATCATAAAGTGCAGCAGAGTCAGGTAAATCTGCAATAACCAAATCATTAATTTCTGTCCATAAAGCAGAAGTAAATTTACTTCCTTCTATAGAAGAATCTTCTAATGCACCGTACAAATTAGCCGCTCTTATATCACCTACAACAGTTAAATTAAGATCCATTTCTGCTGTACCAAGTACTCTTAAATAATTAACAATTTTAACTTGGTTTTGAGCTAAAGTATCTGCTGGTTCACCAATAGTTTGTATTTCTTGTGAAATACCTAAAATTGGTAGTAATAAAAATAATAACAAAAATTTTAATTTCATTTTTTATAAACCTTATAAAATATAATAAGCTATTCTTCTTTTACAGTAAAGTTACTCGGCAACCCAAATAAATTACTTGTAATCATATCAACAATCTTTTGTACATCTTCCATTAAAATATCTTCAATGTCTATTGATACTTCATAATATTTATTATTTGTTTGTACTAAAAAATAGGTCTTACCTTCGACAAAATTACTCCAATTATCTACGATTTCGCATGTCACGTTTTCTTCAAATGTTTTTTCCATTTTCTTCTCCTAATATTTTTATTTTTGGAACCCTACTATAATCATCCCATCTATGCAAAATTCTTTTTCCTATAATATGACCACACCTTGGACACACAATATCAAAAAAAGAATTTAAAACTTCCATTTCTTTAGAAGAAGGCCATTTATTTGATTTAACCTGTACTAATACAACAGACTCATTCCGTAAACCGATTAAATCCCATTCTCCTAAAGAAGCAGCAGCACGAGTACAAATATAACCATCTTTTTCTAAAAATTTTCTAGATTTATATTCATTTCTGTTTCCTTTTCTTTTGGTATTAATTGCCACGAACAGTTCCTTCATTTTTTAATGGAAACTCATTAAGAGGTTTTTGATTTTCTACGGATGTTGACATGGCTTCCATTAATTCGATTGTTCTAACATCAAGTTTATGAATAACTTCATCAGAAATCTGCTTGGTTAAAATTTCCATAACTTGGGCATTATTAATAAGATTATAATAATAAGTAGAAAGACCAATTTCTTCCATAACAGTAAGACCGCCGCTCCGTTTTATATCAATAAGTCCATTCTTTGTATCGTATCGAATAACAATAACTTTAACATCAGACGGGGTGGAATTATCCATTTCATCATAATCAATAACTGTTTTAATTTTCTCTTTAGACATTAGTTTTCCTTTCTAGAAAAAAGATAATTCTGAAATTCTTTTAAATCCTTAATTCTTTTAATATCTTTTTCTATAATTACGTTATTCCACGGTCTTTCCTGTAAAAAAATAAGTTTGGTTGGGGGACACACTCTTAATAAATTCCGTACTACCTCAACGTTATCATCAATATAAACATCACATTCAACCGATGCTTTATCCTTCAACTCTTTAAAATGATAAATGGTATTATATGGAATTTCATAATACTCTAACCATTCGGCTACATAACCATTTTCCACAGTATTAGCTGTTAAAATATTTATTATATTTCCAGCCTTATAAAGATTATTCATTACTTCTATAACACCTTCATAAGGACGAGCCATATCATAAAAAATATCTTTTGCAAACTTTTTCTGATAAAAAATATGAATCTTATTCCCGATAGGAAAAATTTTTGCTAAATCATATTCTGTATGATTTTCTGGCTTTAAAGTACCATTATCATATTGTGGATATTCAGATAAAAAAACTTTGTAAAGAGAGGTGATAAAATCCCTTAATACACCGTCTACATCAATACCTAAAATCATTATATCTCCTTTATAATAGTCCTTAATTCTTCAATTACTGATGCCTTAGTTTTCTTTTTCTTACCCCGATTTTCCCACATACTAGAACACACAGCTACTGCTTGATCATTACTTTTTGCTGTACCCTCTTTTAAAACCATAGGAATACAAATTTTCATAAAAGAATCTTTATCTTTATATTTTTTAGGATCTGGCATAGTCTATCTCTTTTTATTATGGTATGTGTAATTCTCTAAGTTCTTTTGGTTCCTCTTCTGGATGAAGCCATCTAATTATTTTTTGTTTTGTTTTGTCTGTATGCGTTTTACCAGCCATAGGATTTTTATTTGCACCGTACCAAGATTTATTACGACATTTAATATTAAATTTATAAAATCGATTACAAATTACCTTTCGACTCACATTAAAACAGTTAGCAATTTCTAATTGGGTCATCTTTTTGTCGTAATATAAATATTCTAATAATTCCTTTGACTCAAAAGGTCCATCAAACTTTTTCACATACACACCACTTTTTTGTTTCATTATTTATTGGCATTATTTTAATAAACTCTAATGGAAAATCAGACAATAATTCGTCACGATGAAGCCACTCATAATAATAACGAAATCCCTCCTTTATTTCTGAAGCCCCGTCATAACCAAAACCTAAAGATTTTTCAGTACCAGACCACATTTCCTGTACGTCTGTAGTATAAATTATACCATTATCTAACATATATCTTTGATACTCAGCTGGTTTATTTTTTTCACCTTCGTACATATGTTGAATAAACCAATTTTTTAACCTCTGATCAACATTACCTTCTTTAAGATAATTAATATAATCATGATAAGTATGAAAATAATCTGGTTTAATTTCGTCAAGTAGCTTTCTAAATGGTTGCCATAATACTTGTTTTGTACCTAAGTTTGGTCCACCACCCGCAATAAAAAAGTTTCTTTGCGCTCTAAGCCACACATCTCCTTGTGTTTTAATATGTCGATAGCAAATCCAATCTTTATCTTCCCATTCTGTTTTTTGACTAGGAACTTTCCACATACGAAAATTATGATTATATCCTTCGTGAACAAACCCATGCCCACCAGCAACATATTGTAAAGTTGGATATACTCGGTATACCAATCCTTTATGAAAATCTCCAATGTGTTTACTCACAACTTTTCTTTCTCTATCAACGGTATAATCATAAGAATTAATACCAAGCATATCACACTGTTCCTGATCAGCAACTTTAATAAATTTACGCATTCTAGTAAGAAATGATTCAGATAGAAACTCATCACTATCAAACCGACAAAAATATAACACCTTCTCTTGAGGAACAATTTCTTTTGCTTTTTCTAAATATTGCTGCCTACTTAGAGGAAAATTATCACACCACGGAAAATCTACTATATGAATTTTATTTTCTACATCTAATTCTTTAACCTTATCGATCCAACCCTCGGTATCTCCACCATTAACCAATACCATCGCATCCACATAAGGATAAACATTTTTAATATTCGGTATCAATTCATAGCTTCTATCTTGAAAAATTCCACCACCTACAATAAAAATATCCTCTAACCTCATTTTTTACTCCGTTTTGTAATTCATATTTATATAATCGTAATATTCATATGTTTCTAATAAAGCCTTATCAAATAACTCACCCGTATATTTAGCTTCCCAGTTCAACATTCTTTTTGATTTTTCCAAAGAAAGATACTGTTTTGGAATTTCTTTAAACTCCATATCTTTTACTTTAATATCAATTTTAAGATTTTTCTTAGTAACATTAATTAGTTTTTGTACTAATTCCTTAATCATAAAAGTATTACCAGTACCCAAATTATAACATTGCGGAATAATCTTACTATTTTCTTCACCCTTTTTAATTAAATTAAGAATAAAATCAACCGCATCATCTACATATACAAACTCTCTAATATACTCTGCAACACCATCCCACAACCAAGGATTTTTATTATTTGAAATAGATGTACATGCTTGGGGTATCAGCCTAGAATGATTAGAATCACCAGGACCAAACAAATTAGCACTACGAATTACAGTAATGGGAACACCGAAATTAGATTGATACATTTGACTCCACATATCAGCTAAAGTTTTGGACGCTTCATAAACACTTTTTCCTTTTAATGGGGTTTCATCTTCTACGTATGGTAACTTTTCTGATACCCCATAAGATTTATCACTTGCCATACAGATTAAATGTTTAATTTTTTTATGTTGTCTGGCTAATTCAGCAAATACCGCTGTGCCATAAACATTATTCATCATAGTTCCCAACGGATCTTGTTCACAAGACCTTACAATAGCATTAGAAGCTAGGTGTATAATTGTATCAATTTCGTATTCTGTTACAACATTATTCATTAATGAATAATTACAAATATCACCTTGTATAAAATTTACATCAGAGTCCATCATTTCTTGAAGAAGATATGATCTTTTATAGCTAGGAGTATGTCTAGTAATTCCAAAAATATTTACATTCCTATAATCTGCCAGAATTTTTTCCACAAGCCGAGAAGCTAAAAATCCATGTACACCAGTAACCAAAATATTTTCCATTTATTTTATCCTTTTTATAAAGTTAAAACCCTGATGATTTATACCCCTTTTTGGTCGTACCTGTCTTGGTAGAAACCCTAGTCAATTCATTTTTATCTTTTATTTCTTCTTTAGCTTCAAGAGTAGGATAAATCAAATTTATAATCTTAGTAACCGTTGAAACTAAACGTAACTGATAACCAGTTTTATCTTTATATTCACCAGAAATAAGTGACCCTAGTCCAGCATCAATAATACTTTTAATCTTTTCTTCCATATAAATAACTCCAATAATTTTATTACTTTTTTATTTGTTAATTTTATATTAAATTCTACTTATATGTAGAATTAGCTGCGGAGATAGGAATCGAACCTATGACCAAATGTTTAACAGACACCCGCTCTACCAACTGAGCTACCCCGCAACACAAATACACTAACCAATATTATTCTTTAGGCTCTTCGGTTGGCAATGCTTTATCAACTTCATCTTCCGTCGGATACGGCATAAGTTGTAAACCAGCCACAATACGTAACTGATACTTATCACAAAGCTCTCGGTATTCTTGCAAAAATGCCTGTGCAACTTCAGCTTTTTCCTGCTCTGTCATTTCTTTCTTTTCCATTTTTAAAACTCCTTGTAATAATTAGGATACTTGTTCATGTGATTTTCAATTCTACTTTCCATAATATTTGGATGTACATTTATACTATCAATCTTACGAGTTTGTTCCATTTTCCATTCCCATTCTTTTATTTCATCAAAATCTGGATGATGGCGTTTTTCAATATTATTTTGTTTCAATAACATTTTTTCTGGATCTCGAACATACCCATAATGAAATACTTCAATAGAAGTATGTTTAGCATAATCTAAAAGGGGTTTATAATCCCACGTAACTAAATCGGAAGTATAGTTGGTTACTATTTTTCCTTCTTCTAACCAAGAACGATAGCCATCAAAAATTCCTTCAAAGTTTCGAAAAAGATATGGTCTTCTTTTATACCACCAGCTACTACACGCTAAATGTAAATAATCCCTATAAAAATGATTAACTCTAAAAGTATATGCTAGCTCTCCAAGATTTACTGCATCCAAGATTTTATCATAATCTTTTTCATGTAATACTTCATCTCCATCTAACAACAACACATAGTCACCAGTAGCTTGAAAAATAGCATTACTACGTTGAATCATCGAAGCATTTTTTCTAGCCTTTTCTTGCCATGGCATACTTATTATCTTAATTTCACTTCTAAAATTTTCTAGTTTTCCACTATGTAAAGATTCTTTTATTAAAGTTAATACTTCCCCATCATCTTCTGATGCGGGATCACCATTAATAATAACCACTTCATCTGCAATCGGTAATACAGAATTAATTACTTCCACAAATGGAAAATCCATTGTTACTGGATTAGAACAATGGGTAACTACACTAAGACTTGGCATTATTTTCTTAATCCTTCTCTAAATTCCTTAATTCCAAATTGTATTTTGCTATCTTTATACCCTATAAACGAGTAAATCTTTTGATACTCCAAAAGTTGTCTCTTCTGTCGAGAAGAAGATTTATAATGTAAAATATGATTACCTTTTCCACTTAAATCTTTTCTTCCTGTTTCTCCTTTCCATCCAACTAACAGCTCATGAACCGGATTTACAAATCGACAATAGTTTCTAAATAATCGTAACTGATAATCTGGATAAATATCAGTTTGTTTACCATCTATAAAGTTTAATCTTGGAATTCCATATACTTCAACAACATCAGTATTAATTAGATTTCTAAGATTAAATAACAAATTTTCTTCTAAAAGCTCGTCTGCATCGATATTCAAAACCCAAATACCAGAAGTCTTTGAAATTGCTAAGTTTTTTTGATCTCCAAAATGACCAGTAAAAGGGTTCATATATAAACTAATTTTATTATTAATCCCCTTTTCTTTCTTGTATCCTTTTATAAGTGGTACTGTATTATCAACACTTCCACCATCAATAATAATAATTTCGTCCACATGATCATAAATATTATTTAAACATTTTATAATATTGGGCTCTTCATTTTGACATATAATTGTTGCAGAAAGTTCAACCATATTATTTCCTTAAATATTTATATATTTCCTAAACATTTTTATTACATTATCTGAAGATAAGTGTTCCTGTATTTTATTGGTAATATTTTTTAAAGTTTCTTTTTGTTCCTCATCTGGATTTGCCCACTCTTCAAATGTTGCTTTTAAATAAGCAACATACGCATCATAATTAGGTTCAATCCATTTTTGACCAAGATATGTAAAGCGTTCTCGTTCCACTGTTTTTACATCTACGTATTCACTAGGAATTAAAACAGCAGAATCAAAATCTAAAAACTCTCTATGACCACCTTTATCAGGAGCAATAATAACCTTTCCTCGTACAGCCGCCTCAGCGGTAGTTAAAGAAAAAGCTTCTCTTCTAGACATATTAATATAAAAATCAGCACGGTCATATAAAGTAAAAAGATAATCTTCGTCTACTGGTCCAATAATAGGATAAATTTTAGGAAACTCTTGAGATCCTTTTACTTGCTTTATGTAATTACGTACCTCAGATTTTAAATTATGAGGAGATGTAAAACTATTAACCTTTAAAACCAGAACTGCGTCTTCATTTCCTTTAAACGCCTCAAGAAATCCAGGAATTAAAACATCATAACCCTTTCCAATATGCCATTCAAACACAGACAAAAATACCTTTTTGTCTTTTAATACTGAATAAATTAAATCGTTTGATACATGTTCTTTTTTGGTAACAACGTGTGGAATAACATGAATAGGGGTTGTTACACCCCCATTCAAAAAAGCAAACTTTGAATATTCTGAGGCTGTAAAAATCATGTCCAGCTGATTACATTTATTAGCAGCACTTTTATTTATTCTATCTGTTTCCCATACCGAATACCCAATATTAATATCCGAATTACTTCTAGGTAAAAGTAAATCTGGAGTTGCATGATTTATAAAAATATCAAAGTATAAATTTCTTTGTTCATCTTCAAGCTTTAATGAGGAAATTAAAGCCACATCGTCCTCACTAATATATCTTTTTTCATTAAAAAAAGAGTAGTATACGGGATTAACCTTAAATTTTACATCATTATTAAAAAAACATTTAACATACCCTCTTCCTGCACTCCCATATCCAGATCCTTCTAAAACAGGACTAGAAAATAACATAGTTTTTCCCACTATCCTTCTCCTTAAAGAATTTCATCTAATTCTAGATACTCTTCTTTTTCCGACAAAACATCCATAAAAATGTTGTCAAACTTTTCCGCGATAATGTCCCAATTAAAAGTCCCGTCCTCAAGTTTTTCTTTAACCCATGCTAATGATTTTTTAGAAAGTTCTTCTCGATATCCTTTATCAGCATAAAGTTTTTCTAAAGCACTAACAATCTCAGTTCGATTAGGTAATGGTCTAATTAATTCTCTATCTCTCTTTGGAAAAATCAAATTTCCAGCTGTACTAATAGGAATTCCGTTACCACCAGTAACTTCTGGAACTGATGTAACATTATGATAAATAACTGGACATCCAGCAGCCATTGCTTCTAAAATTGGAATGCCAAAACCTTCACCAAGTGTAGTTGTTAAAAACACATCAGCCACATTATAAATAGTATTTAGTGATGCTGTATCAATTCCAACCGCACCACGAATTCCTTCTGTAAAATACACCTTATCTTGTATATTATACAACTTAATAATTTTCTCTAAGTTCCATCCTACATCCAAATTTCTTTGAGTATGTAAAAATAAAATTACATCATCTTTATCTTTTGCAAACTCTGTAAATGCATCAATCGCAATAGGATATGCTTTTCTAAGCTGATTAACACCCACCATTAAAACAATAAATTTATTCTTAAGTTGTTTTTTTGTCTCTTTAAGTTTATCTTCTGGGATTGGATAAAAAACATCGGGATCTACACCGTGATAAATTTGATCCATTTTTAAATTAGGATTCACAACCTCAAATGCTTTTTTACCAAAATTAGAAATAACAACGGGTTTTGTAATATACGTTTCTATAAATTTAACGTATTCTTCATATACAGGAATACCATCAACCGGAAAATGAAATACAACAGGTAATGTTATCCCAGTTTGCTGTTTATACTGCATTAAAATTTGAGGAACTGGAGCAATCGCATCGTAATCATTAACTAAAAAAAGTAAATCTGGTTTTACATTAAATAACAAAGGTAACAATCTATCAAATCCATATGGATTTGTAGTAGTAGGATAAATAAATAAATTTTCTATTTTATGCAAATCTATAGGATCACCGTGATAATTAATACCCAAACAATGTATTTCATATTTACCAGTTTTTAACAAACGTAAAACAATATTACGTACAACCGTACCAAATCCAGTGTGTGCACTGGGGCTATCACCAAATATAAATAATTTTATTTTCTTCTTCTCCATTATTTACCTTCCATTTCCTTTTTCTTAGCGAGTAACTCTTCCATTTTCTTATCTAACAACGATACAAAAGAATATGACTTGTCTTGTTCTTTTGCTTCTTTAATCATCCGTGTTATAGTACTAATAGAATTAACTTTGTCCAGATAACTGTTCAATTCTTCAGCACTTAAAACATTTTTAATAAAATAATGAATTTGCTCATCGGTCATAATATCTGATGCATTCTTCGTAAGAATAATTTCCTGTTCACTTCCAACTGGAACAACACGACCCTCTAAAAATCGTTGATCATCTCGATATCTTCTAATATCTCTTTCAGACAAAAAAATCGTTTTTTGTGGTAATAAACTTACTGGATGCAATTTATCATCTTCACCATAAATTTCCATCCAAATAAGTTCTTTCTCTGTTACATTTTTATATTCGGTAAGAATAAGTTCGTCTGGAATCTTTTTCTTACGTCCACGTTTATTAACAATGACTTGATTCGGAACCTCTTCCATTTTAATTCTCCCATCCATAAATTTCCAACACAACTTTATTTACTTGTTTAAAATAAAATTCCATTTTATTAAATATATCTATTTCTTTTTTTATTTTTGATGTGTGTTTTTTCATACAACTGTTACAAAGTAATATAGTATTACCAATGATATTATATTGTGGTAGTATCTTATAAAAATTGTACTCGTTTTTAAGCTCTGCTCCGCAACCATAACATTTATTAATATGATGTGAAACAGTTAAAATATTTAAAGATTCATCTAATAAGTATTTAATCATTCTCTTATTTCTATCAATAACCCATATAGCACTTGTATTCATAAACACAAATACAGTATTTATTGGTAAATATTCCCGTATAAAACGCAAAATCCCCTCTAGTTTTGATAAAAATAATTTTATATCTCTGGTAATATTTAATTTTTCAATATAAAAAATATCACCTTCGTAAGAAACAACTACAAATTCAATTCGATTAGACATTATATTTATATTCAGTCTAACTAATGTATTTGCAGTTTTGTTCCATTTTAATTTCAAAACTAAAGGGGATTTACGTACAACGATTGCCTTTTTCTTATCCAAATATTCCTTTGCCAATATTTCATTAATTGGCTCAACTGGAATATTATTATTATCTATAACAAAAACTTTCATTCGTTCTCCCAAAATGTAATGGCGTTGTTTTAGAAATGGCACAACGCCAAAAGCCGTATTGTATTACTTAACTAATTTCGATATGATACATTCGCTTAGACTGGATAACCGCAGCACCCATCTCCATCCAGAAAGCGATTTCCCAAGAATAATTAGTTGTACCATTAATCTTTTCGAACACTTCCAAACCAGGATCAACGATACCCATTTTCATCACATCTTCACCAATAACCAAAACATGATTGGCACTAATTTTCTGGACACCATACGGATCAAGAAAAGATTTCAGTCGAATAACGGGGATACCTTTATAAAAAGCAAGCAACCCATTACTCTCATAAATTTTCTTTCTCATATCATCGGGCAGATAAGTATTATCAATGTCATCAATCCATGACAAAGAAGTAAATCTACCTATAATAGCTTTTGCACCCGCATTTGTCTGATCTTCCAAATAAGTAATAGCAGCATCCAAAGCAGCTTTCTTAACAGCCACAGTATCAGCCGATGCAATAGTTGCATAATTACTATCGGTTGTGGTTGCAGTAACAGCACCATACGCCAGATCCCAAATCATACTATTTTGAGCACCCAGCAACTGTTCAGCAGCTCGCATTTTAAAATCAGACACGTCACCATATCGACCTGAACGCAATTGATTTAAATCTAATTCAGTTGCCACAACAACACGCTTCCGAGGAAGTGTAATCACTGTGTTTGTAACTTGACTACGAGGAGCATAAGAACCAGGTTCAATCACATAAGCAACCAAACCTTCTGTAGTCTTAAACTGGAGCTCTTCACCAGGACCAAAAGTACGGACAGTCGCAATATGAGAAACCAGTTCCTGACTATAAACGTCTTTCTTAATCTCATCAACAATAACTGTTGCAAAAGCTCGACGCTCTTTATTGTAATCAGGATTTGTCCAATCAATGCTCTTTAAGTAGTTACTAAGAACCTGTTCTTTCTCAGGACTAAGTGTTTTCATTTTCTATATAACCTCTCTTTAATTATCTTTTATTAAATAATTACGATTAAAGTTTAATCGTTTTTAAAGCATCTCAAAAATCAATGAATCTTTAGTCGGATCACCAGCATTATTAATTTTAATAACTCGTGCAACCGATTCAGCAGTTTCTGTAGTAGCTGTTGCCTCTTCACACAAACGACCAGTACCAGTTTCCAACTTCAAGTAATCACCAAAAGTAGCTCCTGTACCAGAAACATCCACATATTGATCGGTTTCAAACTGACCTTCTGTGTAATAATTCAACCCAGCACCAGAAACAATTACAGTAAAACGAGTATCACTATCACCATACTCAGGAATAAAAATCAACTTATCAACAGGATATTTACGACCAGTATCACCAGTCGAAGCTATTGACATACGCGGTGCACCAACATATGCATAACCAGGTTTGTTTCGAATAGAAGGATCAAGGTCAGCAATTTGATCAGCTGTCCAAAACCCATTCGGGTAGCACCATAAACCAACTTCGATATTTTCTGTGGCATACGCAGTTTTACGCGCATGAACAGGAACATTAACTTTCTTCAGAAAAGGCATTTATAATTACCTCCAATAAATATTTCCGTATTTAATCTTATAGTTATATTATTACAAACTTCGAATTGCATCTCTTAATTTAGACGTCTGATCTTCTGAATTCACTTTATCACGATCATTAATCTTTAATGAAGCTTCTGTTTTATCAGAAGGAACATCCTCTTCAGATTCATCTTCCTCTTTCGAAGTATTCTCTTCAACTGACTCTTCCTTAGGCTCTTCCACAACAGTCTGTGCAACCACAAACATTTCAAAAGCCTCATCGCTCATTTCAGCCAAAACTTTATTCAACTTCTCAGAATCAAACTTATCTAAAGACGCTTTCTTTTCTGCTAAAACAGCTTTACGAGAAGCAACCAATTTTTGTGTTTCAATTTCATTTTTCAAATTTGTATAATTTGTTTCTAACTCTGTTTTCTGGGTTTTTAAAGATTCAAGCTCAGATTTTAAATCTGCAATCTCTTTCTCAAAACCATTTTTTTCTTCTTTAAACACAGTTTCTAACTCAGCCTTCACATCTGCTTTGGCTTTGTCTACTAAAGTATTCACAACATCTTCAGTATAATTCTTTTCAGACATAATATTAACGTCTCCCTTTGCAATTTTATTGATATTTATACTATCCAGTAAGGTCTTTAATTCATCTATAAATAGATTCATTTGTTCTTTTTTAGAACTAATATCTTCTGTACCTTCATCATAGCTAATTGTAAATAATAAATCATAAAATTTATTTGTAGCAAGTCGCATAAGCTCTTCAAATTTAACAACTTCCATCTGCTTATTAAGCATTTTCTTTAAACTATCAGAACCAACAATACGACCAACTGCATCTTCATCAGCTGGGTTATCTACAATACCTAAACCAGCAAAAGTCGGTGATTTTAAAATTCTAAAAACACCATCAGATTTAAATCTACTTTCTAAATGTTCACAATACTTGTCTTCTGCTCCAAATTCTTGACCACAAACAGAACAAGAGACTTTATCAAACCATGTTTCCATAGAAACACGGAGTTTTCCTTCAGCATATTTATCTTCAATAAGTTTTGCTTCTTTGGGAAAAAGCCAACGATAGATAACACCTTCGACCTTCATTCCCAATTTACCATTTCCTGATTCTTCTGCTGAAACTAATTCTGCATCATATATTGTACCTACAATTTTTGAATCAGAATGTCCTATATTTATAGGTTTATAAATTGCGGTAGTATACGCAAATTCAAGATCTTCTGAAGTAAAACCATCTTTATTTTTATTTTCACCTTCGTGAACATATCTAGCACTAATATACATCAAATCTTTATCTTTTGCTTCTTTTTTAGAAGCAATTGCTTTACGTTTCAGATCATCTGAAACCTCATTTGATGATAAAACTTTAAAATCTACAGGTGTCAACCATATATTTGACATTTATTCACCCATTTAATTTAAAATTAAACATACACCTACACTATAATTTAGTAAAATTTATATGTAAACAAAAAAATGTATATATGTTATTTCATATAATACCCTAATATTACTCCAACTAATGCAGAAATTAAGATTAAAAAAATCTCTTTCATAAAGTTATTTCTTGAGGTATCTCCACACTGTTGAATTTCAATCTCTTTAATTTTGTCGGCTAAACGACACACGGATACTTCTAAATTTAGAAACATCCCTTTTAGATCTTCAAATGCCTCTTTTGTAACCAATTTATCCAAACGAAGTTCTACATTAGATAGACTAATTGAAAATTGCTCTAATATAGCTGTAACTTTGCCTCTCCATTCTGCATAAGTAATTTTATCTGTGTCTGCCCCGTTTTTTTCTGGCATTAATTGGAACCTCCAAGTTTGGATAAACCAGGATCAACTGGTATTGTAATATAAATAATTTCGGTATCCACACCTTTATTAATTATAAAATGATTTACATTTGGTTGAATAATAACAGAACTTAAAGGTTCTTTTAGTGTTTTAATTTCATTTAAAATACCAATATCCACTTCCCCTTTAAGTAAAGTAATAAATTCAATTGTATCTTTATGAATATGTGGCTCTAATTTTGATTTTGGTATAGTTGAAAATGCACGTCCAACTAAAATCATTTCATCTGCACTTTCATATTCTACAACACATTTCCATCCACACAAAGTTTGGCACAGTTCTTTATTCTTCTTAAATACATCATTCATATCAAGAAGATCTGTTATTGTTCGTAATTCAGAAATTTTATCTTTCAAAATACTCATAATCCTACTTCTCTCTGTTTATTCTAATATTAATATTTCTTATATTTTCAAAATCTAAATTATCAAAAACCTCTGAAATACTCATTTTCTTCTCGGACTCGTTGTCTAAAATATAGGCTACGGTAAAATTATTAGACATTTCGTTTTCAAATCTACCAACGAGAGTTGCACCATATAAAACATTATCACAATATTGAGATACAGTATCTGATAAAACAGAAAAAATACCGCTTATTACAAACTTCGACACTTCCTCTTTACGAGTATAACTTAGATTTTCAGCTAAAGATAGCTTTAAATCTTTCATAATCTTGTCAAGATATCTATCTTTCCAAAAGAAAAATGATTCTTTTACTTTTGTTTTTTCTTCAACACTTGATGCATAAGAAATTTCCATTTGAGAATATATATCTGAAATTTTATTAATCTTTAAAAAATGAGCCAAAACCAAATCTTCTTGTTTCTTGCCTAATCGTCTGCTTTCTTGTAAATCTTTCTCTAAATTTTTAATTTGATTCTTAATATCATCTTTAAACTTATTAGAAATAACAGCCGCAGTAACACTATTTACGGTATCGTCCTTTGTAGTTTTATCTACTACTCTACCGTGATCACCAGGTAAATTTTGTTGAGAATTAGGTGAATACGGAATATTAGGTCGTGAAAACAATTCCTGAAATTCTTCTTTATTTTCTTTTTTCTTCAACTGAATTATTTCCGACATATCATAACCACCCATATCTATAGTGGTTTCAATTGGTAAAAGACCTCTATCATAAAAAGCAAGCAGTAATGTTTTGATAGTTTTTTCGTCTCTAAGATTAGACGGTTTCCATTTAACACGAAAACTATTAAATGCCAATTCATTAGCATCTGCAATACTTTTTATAAGAACCCGAAGATAATTTTCAATATCATGTCTAACAGTTTCAATTCTTTCTACTAAAGATAAAACAGAAACCCACATAATATTTACATTACCACTTCCGCTACCATCTAATAACGCTGACGGAACTCCCAAACTTCTCATAATATCACGATCAACAATATCATACCGTTCTTTAAATTCCATAATTTTACCATCTGGTCCAACTGTTTCTATTTGTAAATCATGGGGCCAGACTAACATATTAGATGCATTAGGATTTTCAATCAAAGCCTTAAATGCACTAATACGACTTGAATCTACAATATGATAAGGGGACTCAATATCTTGTGAACCAATTTTAAATACTACAAGATAATTAACTAAACCCTCTATAGTTTGATCATCTAAATATCGTAATTTTCTTTTAGACTGAACCGCAGTAAAAATCTTAGTTAAATATGGAACACCCCAAAGACGATATCCCGAAGCCTTTCGTTTAATATGATAGACAAATCGGTGATCTAAAGCTTTACTTTCTTTAGAAAGTAATCCCATAAGTCCACCTAAATTACTTCCACCAGTTTCTTCTAAAATAGAGGAATTGTTTTTAACACTAATACCCATATCTACAGATGAATCGTTTACAACCCCACCAGGAAAATATGTTAATCTCGTAGCTCCAGTAAAATTATTATATCGTTCAATTGCAATACTTTGTGGATTTAAATTAATAATTTTATAAGGAAGTGTATAAGATTTTCCCTTAACCCTTGTTTTTTTCCATTCAGAAAATGGAAAAACATTGCCCGAAATAAACCATTCAAATGCTATTTCTTTTGAAAAATTAAATAATCCAGATGGATAAGCAAATAAAAAATCTTTATTCAATACGGAACTGTTTATATTTTCGTTAAGATAATCAACTATGAGTTGTAGCTCTTTATTATCTACTTCAATGCGAAATCCACTAATCGCAAAATCTACCAAAATATCAATAGCTGTACCAACCACAGGTTCAAATCTATAAAGCTTATCACAAACATCAATTTGTTTATAGATATCGCCCTCACTCAACTCCTTAAAATCTTTTACTTCTCTTAAGTAATCCCAAGAAGTTTTACGATATTTATTAATTACGACACCAGTAGACAAACTTGATATTTTAGAAGATTTGGAATCTGTAATATAAATATCATAATTTTGAAGAGCACTATTTAAATCTATTTGTTGTCCATCTTTAGATAACAGACTACCATCTTCTTGAACCGTAACACTAATAGCCTTTTTATCTATTTCATTTTGTTTATCTTTCATTAATGATACTCCAAATTATAAGCTTGCCCAAGAACCAACGGCTAAAGGAACCCCCGAAAAGGAATCTTTAAATTCAGTTAAATAACAATCAATTGCTAAAGAGGTAGAAATAACTCTATCTGTACGAAATCTGTTTGGAACCTCGAATCTTAAAAATCGACCCTTTGGTGTTGCCGTCATAACTTGTAATTCTGTTTTAAAAGCCACAATTTCTTGACCAATTTTTTCAATATTTTTATCTGGATCTTTTCTTACGTCAATTGGAAAAAATAATCTTCCGTGTTCCATTTCAGATTTAAGATTAGTATGTAAATTATTATGTTTTTCATCTGTAAATTTAACTAATTCCAAAACCGCATACCCATCAATTTTATCGTCAGATGTAACTATAGGCTTATATGATCGATGTGTAATAGGATCATCCCACCTTTCTCTCAGTAAATCTTGAATAGTTAATCCACCACCACCTGCATCTAATTTAATCTTTTTTGGATTAAAATCTACAAAAAGACGTCGAATCATACTTACCATTTCTTGATAGGTTGCTCCATTAGCTGTAATAATATGTACAAGTTCTGCTTCTCTTTTTGTTTTTCTTTTAACAACTGAAATAGAAAAATTAGACCCACCTTCTGCACGACCAACGTCTATACCCATATAATAGTTAGATTTATTATCACCATGGAGTTCAATTTCAATTGGTTTTTTATCGGGTGGTCTGGGAGTACATTTTTCAACTAATTGGCTAGAAAAAAATCCTTCAATTTCAGATGGGAAACAATTATGTACAGTTATATAATTCGCAACATAAGATTCATTATCTTCAACAGAAAAATTATATACGTAACCTTTAAAATATTTTTCTTTTATATCTTTTATTTTATAATATACATAATATGAATCTTCAAAATAAAATAATGATGTTTTATTTTCATTAAATAAAAATTTATGTAAACTTTTACCACGAAGTTGTAATGTATATATGATAGTATTTTCTGAATAACTTGTTTTGTGTGCTTTTGATTTCATATAGGAAGATTGTATTCCAATATCTAATAAAAGTTTTTTTAAATCTTTTATCATTGTATTATTTACTGAATTAAATGCCACTGTAAATCTAGATTTATTAGATACACAACCATCACCACGTAAATAACCCAAGATAAACTCTTTTTTTATATCATAAGAAGAATTATAAATAAAAGATGGTATTTTTTTAGTATACGACGTACCACCACAAACAGATTTAATAAAATTTACAAATAATCGACTATTCATAACAACTGTTAAACAATTATCTTTAGTAAAATAAAATTTAACATCTATATTAAAATTATCTTTTAATATTTTTTTTATATCAATAGCATATTCAATTTCTGTTTTATTTAAAGCAATATTACAGGATCTACCCCTTGAACCACAACTACCGTCAGTAAGATAATAACCAAAAAATCTTGCTATATCAGCATTAAATTTAATTTCGTTATTAATAGAGGATTTATAAATCTTCTTACTTTTTCTTATTTCTTTACGTTTTAATATGTATTCATCTTTGCTTGATTGGGTTGTCCATTTAGATTTTGGATAAATATATTTTTTATTATCCACCGTTTGGTAATCATAATTTTCATTATACTCATTCATATAAAAAACCGTATCAACAGTACTAGTCGTCCTCGGATAAACTAAATAGTAAGATTTATCTAAATTACCAGCTTCAACCCATTGAAATCCTTCATCCTTTTTATAAACAAAAACTTTATGCCCCTTTGTAATCTCCAACTCTTTATAATAGTACGGTCTTAGTTTAATTATATTTTCTTCTATTTGTCTTTTATAAAATTTAGATATCGGTTTATAAACACCAGTATGTGTTAATACAAGATCATTTTTCTTTACATCTTTAATATTTTTAACACCCTCAAAAGTAATAATATCTGCTTTGTCGGTAAGACACGCTTTGTACTCCATATCATACTCAGTAGTAGTAAGTGTATCTTTTGCTTCGTTTATAATATCCATATCAAAAGATACTGGAAGTTTTTTTGATAAAAGAAGGTGTTCATAATTAAAATTTGCAACAAAAAATTTTGTAGGTTGTAAAACAGACTTAATTACATAATATTGAAATAATGTATACATATGATTCCATCTATAAAAAGCAGAGGATGTAATCAAATATCTATTAAAAGAATCTTTCTTTTTAACGATAAGCATAGGTTTAAAAACAAGATTAATAACACTTTCTGACATCTGAGCATACTCGTCCACCCACAAAAAACTACAGTTATGGCTAACAAATCCATTTGAAATATAAGAATGTTCGTCTTCTACATTAAAATCATAAGTAAAATCTTCTTCCTTAGATTCTATCAAAACAATTTTATCGTAATAAAAATCTTCATGATCTAACCGATGAACATTATTTATAACCTCAGATTTTTTAATTATCTTATTTTTCTTATCTGTAATAAACCCAATCATGTTACCATACTTTATAGCACTTTCTCCAGTTAAATCAACAGAATAAATCAAATTTTTTGATATGATTGGATGTATAATATTTTTATTTCTTTGATCCTGAGTTCGAAGAGTTCCATAAATACCAAAATTACTTAAAAGAACATGTAAAGTATGTGCTAAATTGTAAGAAATTGTTGTATAGCCAACCGAATATTTTCCATCATCAATCCGAGCATGTCCGTCTCCTTCAAAAAGGGCTTTTAAAAAACTAAAAACAACACTTCTAGGAGACTCTAAAATAGAAAAAGGAATTTCTTTTGTTTTTGCAACAGCTCTTTTTAAACCTAAATTAAAAAGAAAACTTCTTATTTCTGTTCGGTTTATAGATACATCATACGTTGTTTTTCTAGGTATACCTCTTTTGTCTATACCTTCACTAATAATACGAACACGTGGTTTGATATTAAAAACCTTTTCAACCTTTGTACAGTAATCATTAATTACATTAATATCGGTATTAACCATTCCAACCACAGTTTTCTGATTATAACTCCCTTCACTTACAAGATACCCTAAAATAGAGGCCAAATCTTCGTTTAAATATCTTGGAAAACTTATTGGATTTTCACTATTAGCTTTAGTAACTTTAGGACAATTTCTAGGAGATTTTATAGTAAAATCAGTACAATCAAAATAATTTAATTCGGGCCACTTGTCTTTAATATCTAAGCATACAGTATCACCAATTTTACAATCGGATAAATATTTATATTCTTTTTTGTTGTTAGAATAAACTAATAATTTATGCTCTGGTAACCCAGATAAACTGTACCCACGTTGTGTTAAAATTTTGGTAATTTTTTTCTTTTTATTTTTTGCATATACCAAAATCTGCTTTAAACCAAAACGAGTTCGTACTTGATATTCTAAATTATCTTTATAAATATTAATTATTTTTTTTAATCCCATGTTGGTTAAAATATAAGTATCTGAAGTAACACAACCAGCGCCTCTTATTTTTCCTCCTTCAAACCCAACAGGAAATCCTTCAATAATAGACCCATTCGTAAATACAATTCTATTATATGAAGTGGTTACAACAACTTTTCCTTTAACCGAACCTTTAAAAAAATCAGATCTTTCATATAAAGGAATAATTTCATTTAAAAAAATCATATCAACCTGTCTTTTTGAAGGAGCAACAATTAAAATACGCTCACCAACAAAAAGCATGGCTCTCAAAACACAGGCTACAGCACCAACATACGTTTTACCTACACGCCTACCTAAAATAAGCATAACAAATGGAACATTCCATATAGCCTTGATTGATATTCTTTGAACCCAATTTAATTGTATATCTAATAATAGTTTAGCGGCTAATGACGGGTGATTACGCAAATAAAGAAGCGTTCCTTCGTTCGGAGCCAGAAGAACTTCCGAGTTCTTCATCGGACGTCCCTGTTGGATCTTCCCCATTAAGTATCCCTTCTATTCCTTTTACATCTTTAGTAATTTCTTTTGATATTTTTGCATATATTGCTTGAGGAATGGGATTTAGTTGTGGCATTTTTTCTACTTCTTTTAATAAAGAGGCCTCTTCAATTAAATCCTCAATTTCTCCTATTAATAATACTCTATATTTATCATTTATTTTATTTAAAGACTTTTTGTATAAACCCTCTTCTTTTAGATTTTTTAATTCAGCCATTTTTTCTTCTAAAATAAGAGAAATCTCACCAACATTACCTTCAATATTTTGATCATATTGAATTCTCTGAACGCGAAGTAAACCGAGCTTTTCTAATACACGACGATGGTTATCAACAATATCGTTTTCTTTTAATCCTTTTACAAGATCTTTATAATCACCTGTAATATTACTTAACCTAATCCTTCTTAAGAGGATTTCTAAATAAAGTGCTTCGTCCAAAAGAACCTTATCACTACTTTCATTAAAATCAAATTCTTTTCGATATTCGTTTTCTCGTTTTTGCCAAAAAAGTTTTTCATCATCTCTTAAGTAATCAAATAAACTTTCACCAAAAACAGATTCCGTACGAACATATGCTGTGTCTAATTTAAATTTTTCTTTTACTTCTTCAACTGTTTCTTTGGCTGGTTTTTCTGTTTTTACTTGTAAAATATTTTTTTCTTTTTTGTTTTTTTCGTATTTATATAATGCATGTCTACCAATAACATGCCTTAAACGGTCATAAAATCCTTTAGGTGCTCGTTTCCATCCTTCAGAAGCTTTTTTTAAAACCTCATCAGTTTTTTCGGCAATACTACCAGAATATCCAATATCTTTATAATACTGATACAACCAAAGTCGAATATTTTCAATGTCTTCTGGTGTAACATCTACATTTGCTTTACTAACAATGTTATCAATTTCCTTAAAAGTATCCATTTTAATCCCTAATCATTATCGTGATTTTCATGATATCTAACTACGATTTCTCCCAAACAAAGTCTTTTATTAAACAAACAAATATCATCAAAATAACCATTTCCAGCATTTTCAACTGTTCCTGATATACACCCTATCTCTAATAGATTGCCCATAACAGGAGCTTCCCATGCTATATTTTGTTGTGTAACAAGATCCCCATTAATAAATAATGATGTACCACTTGCACAATCATAAGAATATGCTAAAAATAACCATGTACCAGAAGTAATATCTGTTAAATCAGAGTACTCCGTAAAAATTGGATCTCCTGGTGAAATATAATTATAACACTGTAATTTACCATTTGTATCAATTTGAATTTTTAGAAAAGAGTCCATATCAATTAAAGAACAAATATCAGATAAAGAATCTAAATCAACATTTGGTGAATACCAAAAAGAAACAGTACCTTTGTCTGGTGATAAATGTGTACCCGTAACAATAGAAATTGTAAAGATATCTCCATCAAGCAAAAGTACAGAACCTAACGGATTTGTACTCCACTTACTTACATGATACCGATTTTCCGTAGACTCAAGTGTTCCACTATATAAAAAATCATTTTTATCTATTCCACTTACACCTATAGTATAATAATTTATAGGTATTTGTAAGCTGGGAGATACTCTTTTCTGTGTATATGTATTTCTAATAGAAAAATAATTTTTATTCAAATTCATAAATTCTATCCTTAAATAAAAAAATATACGTAAAACTAAGTAAATATAGAGTATATTTACTATATAATTTAGTAAAAAATACCCATAAACAAAAAAAGCCGAGAACATTAAATCCTCGGCTTCTATTATAAGTACTTAGGTAAAGAACTGTATTTATTATGAAACTCTCTCCATACATTTTCAAAATGGTTAAAAAGAAACGCATCTAAAGCATCTGCATACATTCTAATTTCATACTGTGCATGCTTATCTAATCTTTGTTCTAAAAAATGAAGTAAACTTCGTAAATTAATACTCCATATAAATTCTGTATAAGTATTAAGTGGCAAAATCATTCTAGCTACTTCTTTGGGAACACTATTTGCTAAAAGATCTTCATACTCGTTCTTTATTTTCTGACAAATAAGTTTAATCTGTTGGTTTGTATTATTACTTCTACTTTCAGAAGGAATATAAAACTCACAGCCACTTTTAGTATATCTTCCAGATATTTCAGAAGTAGAAGCATGTCTATACCTTATTATTTGTCTTGCAACAAAAATAGGACATTTTATCTTAAATTGAAATCCTACGTGTTCGAAAGGGACTCCATGATTTTCACGAATAAGTACTCCAAGTAATCTTTTATTTTTTTCTTCATCAGCTGTTTCTTTTCCGTAAGAAAGTCTTGCAGCGGACACAATATCTTTTTCAGAACCATAAACATTTAAAACCTCCACATATCCTTTGTCTAAAACCTGCATTATTACTCCTTTAAATAACCGTGTTCTTTTAGTACTTCTTCCGTCGTTTTAATAATCCTTTTTAAAACAAACTTCATCCCATCTACAGATTTATAATTAAATATACTTGACAAATTATTATAAACGTTTTTATCAGAAAAACCTTCGGGATTTGTAAGTAAATAAATAAAAATATTAACATAATCAGACTTGTATCCAAACTTCTTATTGCTATATTTTTTTCGTAATCTTTTAATAACTTCTTCAACAAGAATTTCATAATCAGAAGATACATCAAAATTAAAATCTTGCCAAAGTAACTTTGGTAAAACCTGTGGTTTTTCATCAACATTATTAGAAATTATAGTATCTAAAGAATCTTTATTGTTGTCTACATTACTTTGACCACTATATGGAGATTTACCATATCCAAAAAAACAACTAGAAGATCTTGTAAGATTACTCATAAATCTCTTTGCATTCCAAGAAGTTTGAAACATAAGAAAAACATCTAAATTATACCTCTCATTATAAACATCCCGCAGCAAAAACCAAAGCTTAATCATTACTTCTTGATAAACATCATCTAAAGTAATACACCGACTTCTTAACAAATTTAAGTAAGAAGGAAATCCATAACTAATAGATAATCTAATATTCTTCTTTATTTCTTTTTCTTTTTGTGTTAAAATCTTATTTATTTCGATGTCATTCATATATTATACCTGAATTGAAATGTATTTTGTTATATTATCACTAATAAACCTAAATGGAGAACCAAATTCTTTATTAAGCTCTATCTCTATAATATCTTCATCTATGTTTAAAAAAACAAACAAATTAGAAATACTAATATTAAACTCTAAGGTCACATCTTTATCAAGATTAGATATACAAGAAAATCCATCATTAAAAAACGATCCACTTTTTGGTGAAAAACAAGAAACAGAAATACTATCTTGCTTTAAAGAAAATCTCACCGAATCAAGACTTCTATCAAAAAATGATAACCTTTTAATAACCGCTAATAAATCATTTTTATTTATTTGTATCTTATTTGTATATTCAAACTTACCAAATACTCTCTTAAAGTCTGGAAATTTATAATTAAGAATAGAATGTAAAAAGTAAAATTTTAAGTCTTCAGTTTCACAGTAAACACCAAATGCTCTAGTATTTCTAATAAAACTAATATCTTTACATTTTATATTTTTAAGATTAGAATAGATACTAATAATACTAGTATCTATAACTATATGATCATTGTTCTCAAATTGGCTTACCGAATCCTTAATCCAAGTTGCAACCATTTTGTTTGTTGTAAAAATATTACTATTATCAATATAAATATTATTAGAAAATGTATTTGCTACTCTGTCTATAGTATAATTTAATTGTTTAAAGTAAACATAAAATTTATCGTAATCATTTGTAATATTACAAAATGACAAATTATTAATATCTTCTGTAATGCTATAATCAAAGTAATAATCTAACAGCTCTTTATTAACAATATTTAAAGAAGCACTACGAAAGTAAATATTTCCATTATCATAAGTAATATCTAAATCAAGATCTTTAAATACTAACAAGCTATTATAATAAATATAATATTCCTGTATACTAATATCCCAAGGTATGATGGTTTTAATATAAACTACCATACTATCAGATTTAAACTTAATACTTAAATTATCACTATCATTAAAAAAACAAAGTGGATTTTCACTAACACCAATCGTAAATTTTGTGTTTAATGTACCTAAACAGGTTAAAATGTTTCCTACTACCTCATTTCCCAGTTTCATAGATTTTCGATTTCCTCTTTTGTATTAATCTCTATTAGTGTTGTGTTGTATAAATCACATATTGTTTTTTTCAGAAAATCATTTCGTTTTTGTTGATCAAAATCACCCTGTGTAGAATGAAAATATGGTATATAAGTATGATGCTGTTGTCCTTGTATTTCATAAACTGTATCTAAAGTAGAATTATAAATATCAAAACGAAGATTCTGTACCCTTTTTCTGAGTACAGAATCGATATCGCCTCTATCATATTTATTTTTAAACTTTAAATATTCATCTACTGGAATCTCAACAAAGATTGAATGTGTAGGATACAAGTAGCTTAGTCTATCTATTACCTCTTTTTGAAAGTCTGATATCGGATAATTTGTACTATAATAGATCATACCTTTTCCTATATTTTAAGTATACAGTCGATACTTACCATAAAGATTAATAATAGATGGTACATAATAAAGTGTTTCTTCTTTAATGAGATGAAACATCTTTTTGTTCCATTGTACTCCTCTTTTTGGACCGCCGTTATATGCAGCTAGACCACCTTCCATTCCATAACTCGCAACCATCATATCCATGTAAATACATCCAAGAAGTAAATTAAGCTTTGGCTCTTTTAATCGTTCTATCATTTCTTGTTCATTTGGATATTCATCTAATAATACCATTGCTGTTCTTGGCATTACTTGCATTAGTCCAACCGCACCTACAGGTGATAATATTTCTGGATTCCAAGTAAGTGCACTTTCATGTGTAATAATGGCACATATAAAATCAAAGTTCAAATTAGAAAAACTCTCGGAAAGAACTAGAATGTAATCACTTATTTCATTTAATTCATTTTCTGTAAAATTATTATTATATTGTTTAACAATGTTTTTTACTTTATTTAAATTTGATGTTCTTACCTCTAAATTCGATGATACATACTTTATCATATTAAATTTTGAATCAATACTTGAATATCCTACATCTTTAAGTGGTAAAAATATAATCTTTATACAAAAAAGAATAGATAAAATTAAAATAGCTATAAGAATAAAGTTGACAATTATTTTTAATAAACTCATTCATAAAAACTTTCAATTAATAATACTGACTAATAAATTTTAATGGGGTAAACCTTACAATAGTCAATAATAGACCTTATTTCTTCGTGTTTAGATTTGACTTTTGCAAGTTTAAATTTATAAACAGCCAAAACCTTTTTTAATTCCCCATAAGTAAATGAACCTTTTAAATCTTCTAAAAAAGAATCACTTCCACCTAATGGTGAAGGTATGTGAATTTCATATTTTATTTGTGATTTACCGTAAGCTTCCTTAATAGAAGCAGCTTTACTACCGACTTCCTCTAAAGCATCTGCATCAACTACACACCTATAACGTATATCTTCTAGTTCTGCTTCGATCCTATCTACCATATACTGACTAGATACGTAGTAATTAGCAACTTCACCAATATAATTTTGTAATTTAATACCGTGATTCTTAATTGCCATTGGATCTTCGTTTAACGGTATTCTTATGTCTATTTTTTCCATTTACCTTACTTTCCTTTTTTATAGGTTCTTTTTCTAAAAGTTGAACGATAAAATCACTAATTTGTTCCCTAGTCATTTTATTTAATTCAATTTTAAATACATACTCTATAAAAAGCTGTAATGCTTTGGTATCACCTGAAGCATTTACTTCAGTTCTACTTAAAATAGCAGATAAAAGTACCCCAATGTCAGAAGGTTTTAGTTCTTCTTTTTTAAAGTCTAACATATATACCCTAATTATAAATTGCGATTAATCGTGATTCATTATCACCGTTTATTATAAGTGGATCTTCACGAGACTCATCAATATCAACAAACGACACCGAGACTTTATCAGCATCTATATTATTATCTATTAAATATTTATCCACTTTTTCTTTCAAATCATTCCATAACATAATATACACTCCTTATCAGCTTTTACTTTAAAAAATCTTTAACTTTGTACTACGAATATAAATTATCTCGATAGTATGTATTAACGCGGCGTACCCATTAGCAGATACACAAAAATCATTAAAAAAATAAGCAAAATATAATATTTTGCCTTATTCTGAAACGGAAATGATAACTATGATTCGTCTTCTCTTAATACCGCCAATTGACAAAAATAATATTTAATTTTAACAAAGCTTACAAAGTTGGTAATTATTTCTTCAATTGCATGAACCTGTAACAGACAGAATGGTCTTGTTAGGTGCGAATCGGCTCCAAGTACTTCACAGTACAGCCCTTGATACTTTGTGATTTCAACTATTAGCCGAGAGCTTTTATTTGTTATCCTAACTACTAGAGTTAGTTTCCTATGTTTTCTACTTAAACTATGCTTACTTAAAAAAGTTCCATTTTTATAAAATTGGTGGACCAGGGGAGAATTGAACTCCCGACGTCCTGCTTGCAAAACAGGTGCTCTCCCAACTGAGCTACTAGCCCATTAGTGATCCTAAAAAGATTCGAACTTTTAACCTACGGCTTAAAGGGCCGTTGCTCTACCGTTGAGCTATAGGATCAACCTTTAATATACAAAGTTTACAAAAGGTCTTTTTGGCAAAATTTACACAACCATAAACCTTTTTTGTTTCCTATTACGGAGATATCAAATTTACCAGACGCTTGGAGATCTTCTTGTGAAAAAAATCTTAACTGATTTTTACCCATTAAGCCATCACAACCCGCACAACGAAGGCGTCTAGTTCTTTCTCTACGACGTAATCGACTAAATATTCCCATAATCCGTTCCTTTCGTTTTTAGAATAATTTGTTTAAAGTAAAATCCCTATATTTTAGTTTTGTAATAATTCTACTTCCACTACGATCTTTTAATTCTACTTCTGGTCTTGCAACCACACCTTCTGAAATAAAATTTCCCCATTTAGATTTAAATCCATTACGTACTAACTCTACCATTTCATCTAAAGTTCCCGTTCCTATAATAGGAACTACTTTTAAATCTAATTTCTCTGCAATATTTTCGACATCTTCTCTTTTTAACCACCAATGACCAATTTTTATATCGAATAAAACAAAATCTGGTTCTTTACCATAAAGAAATCCGTGCTGTATATTACTACCAAAACCTTCTCCATATAGACAAACCGACTCATCATTAAATAATGACATAAAAATTCCAATTTTTGGAGTAAATATGTTTGTGAGTTTATCAAATAAACGGGGTGGTATATTAGCGTTATCTGTTTTACCTTTTATTTCTAATTCACCATTATTAAAAATAATTCTTATATTTGTACCATCAACTTTTTCTGTAAAAACCCAAACATTATTTTTTAAATACTCAAATTCTCGTAATGAATATTGTCCTTCTAATAATGTTTTAAAGTTAGTATCTGGATCTCGTAAGTAAACAGTCTGTATTTTATGGTATGTTTCCATTCTTTTCTCCTAAGTTATTAAGATTAAAGAACCACCTCTTCATAATTTCTTAAAAAGAAATCTTTTGCAACATACCACTGATCTTCATGATTTAAAGGATTCCGAGCGATCATTCCACCCTTTTCTGGTATATCAACATCACTAACTGAAACATTTGATAAATCTTCACCCACAATATAAGGGCGCATTTCTTGTAATGCAGACTTTCTATACTTTTTCCACATAATAATTTTTTCTCCTTTAAGTTAAAATTTAATTTTAAGGAAACAATTCTTCTTGTTCTTCCTCACTACAAAATTGTTTTTCCAAGTCACAAATGGTTTTATTATGATTAAATCCCCTATTATTTTGAATAGTTTTATCATATTCAATCATTTGTTTCCAAAAATTAGGAAAATTTTTTCTTAAAGTTCTCAACGCATTTAAACTTTGTAATGGGCAGCAAAAACAAGAAACTCGTCTAAAAATTTTATACAACCCATCCCAATCAAAACCTCGATTATAACAATATTGCAAACAATCACTTTCTGACATCTCCCAGTCAATAAGTGGGTATTTTATTTCGTATCTTTTCTTTTTAGAAGACGATGAATATGTTCGATGTTTTTCATCTGCGGCTAAACCAATGTACATTAAAGCATTTTTTCCACAATAAGTATCAATGGTTGATACTTTTTCTCTTGTACACCACCTCCGAGATGGAGACGGCCAACCACATCCTGTTCTATAAAAAATACCATTGTTTTCTCCTGTTCTACCAATAACTTTTTGATGTAACATCCAATGTTCAAAAGATTTTTTCGGATGTAACACGGTCACTTTCCGTTCAGTATATTGTTCAAATTTCTTAATATGGTCATGTATCTGTGGAAATTCCCAACCAGTATCAAAAAACACAATTTCATCAACAGGATAGTTTTCTTCTATTAATCGCAATGACATCGCAGTCGAATCTTTTCCGCCGCTAAAACTTATTATGTGCTTCATTTTTTCCTTCTAAAAAGATTATTTATATTTTTTTTGTTATTGCCATTCAAATTTAGAGCTACCGGTAGGAATCGAACCCACGACAGCCTCATTACAGGTGAGGTGCTCTACCTACTGAGCTACGGTAGCATTGAGAGTCTAAATTATTCTTTAGACTCTTCAAAATTTAGTTATTACCATCGATACTTATATTTACAATATGGGCAATACCAATAATTTCCTTTTTTTCTCATTTGTTCTTCACAATTTGGGCATGTCATTGAGTATCTCCTTATTAGGTAAATAAATTTACTATAAATAACAAAGTAGGATTCGATACCTACATGGTTGACTTTTGTCTTGGCGTTACTTATACCTATAAATTAGTTTTTGGGTAACAGTCCCGAAAACTAATTCAGGAGCCATCGTCGTTCCTTAACAAGTATAATATTTATTATATAACTGTCTATATAATATAACATGTTAGTCACCCTACGACCACTAAGCGTCTATCTTCCGCCATTTGTTACTTATAGTAATGACCACTCTAACTATCTTACGAAAAACTCCCTGAGTTTTTATCATTAAAGTGGAACCTTTTAGAAACATTCTTATATGTATATCAATAACTTATATAAGAATGTCAAGCAAATGATACTCTCATTTGCGGTGCGGGAGATAATCGCATCGAACGATTAACCGTGAGGTTACTATAGTTTTCAAGACTATTTGAGGAGCCAACCTCAGTATCTCCCGTCGCTCAATTAAAACGATGTTATAACCTTTTCAATTTCAACACAAAGACCAAAAAAAGTATTAACATAATCTTCAATTGATTGTTTAGATCCATCAGAATTTTTATCCAAAGCTTCTGAAATTCGTTGGTACATTAAATTTGACATTCGATAAATCATATTCTTTATTTTACCTTTATAGTTATACGTTTCTTACTGTATTAACCCATTTACTTGAAATAACCCCACGAGTTATTACTAAAACAATTGCAGCGAGATTTTTATTCTTCTCAACAAGGGTAAATTTTACTTTACCTATTTTTTTTATCAGTTCAATTGTTCTATTATAGTATGGTAATAATAATTCGTCTTCTACTTTTATTGGAATATTAAATCCACGACGACCAATAAAATGCCAACCAATCCTATCACTAGTTATACACAGCTCAACTTCTGGATATTCTGCTAATCTTCCTTCTTCGACTTCTTCAATAACAGACTTTAATGCTCTAATAACTGCAAGATAATTTATAGCTGTTTTACACAAAACTTTATTTGTAGAAAACAACATATATTCTATATCTTCAGTTACAACTCCGTACCTAGAATGGTCTTTGTTATTTGAAATCCCAAAACAATGAATTTTTAAAATCATATTATCCTAATTGTTATTAATGAATCCTTTTTCCACAATTTTCACAAGTTTTACCACCGCTAATCCAGTAACCGCAATAAGGGCAGTAGCCGTGATAAGAGTTAGATTTTGATTTTTTATTCATTACAGACTCCTTACTATTTCATTCCACTTTTTAATAACATCTTGCTTTGTAAAAGCAGTAACAAGAATTCTATTATCACAATTACCATTTACACAACCTATTACATAGGTTTCGTGACTACCAACTTCATCTGATCGTTTAGCAAGATGTGGTCTTTTATGGCAATCGGGGCAAGTTTCAATAAAATTACTCATTTCATGGCCCCCATTATTATAAAATATCCTAGTGTTATTACTTGACCTACAAAAAATGAAATAATATCAAGAAAAGAAAAACCATCTCCTGCCCAAAAGCCATATTTTTTATAATCTATCAAATAGCCATCTTTTATTTCCCAAGCAATTTGTAAGAATAAACCCAAACTTATATTTACAAGAATACTTGGAATAATAAAATAAAAAACCAGAGTACTTGTGATACCACCCCACAAATGTAACAATTTATCGTATATGGTACACTTGGTAATAAAGGTATCTTTTGCGATCTTCATACACTCTCCATTATATTTAGTAGAATTAATGTTAAATCAAAAATACATTTTTCTATATTTTAACGAAAATCTACACCAAATTTAATTCCAAAATTTGCTCTCCAACGAGGGATAAAATCGGTTCCTATAAAAGGACTTACATAAAATCTTTTAGCAGGATACCCAATTAATTTATCACTAAAAAGAAATCTTTTTGAAAATCCAATTGACATTGCCCAATAATAAGGTGAATAAGATCCACGAGTTTGAATTACAACAGGAACATAGTCGTCAAAGTAACAAGTCATATAAATCATTTCTTTTTCTTTAATTTCATATTGAAGACCGACAGCAATAGGAATAGCAACCATTGTCGTTGACATAATTTCTGCTCCAACCGAAACGGTAGGACGCATTTCTTCCCACTTACTTTCCATTGCAAAAAGGTTAGCTACCAACAGTATTGAAATAAAAATCACCAAGTTTTTCATTTTATTTATTCTCCTTTATTGTATTTATTTAGTATAGCACCCAGTTCTTCAAAATCATTAAAAACTAAAATATCCGTTGCTACGTCAAAATGTTTTTTTGTATAAGTACGAAAACTTCCAGAACCGTCAGAATAAAGCTCAATAGTAACAAGAGGAGTTTTGTATTTTGTTTCTAAAAATGAAAGTACTTTAATAACAGACTTTAAAAAATTATCCATTATGAATATCCCTTCTGTCTATTTAGAATGCAGGGCGTATTTTATAAATAAATATAAAATACCGCCCCACAAAATAAAATTAAAAAGTTTCATTTGAATTTCAGAAAAATCTAAATTTTTTTCTATTTTTTTATTTTTTTGTAAAAATTTTAAATTTATCACTTTTATTCTACCGAAGTCTTTGGAAACACAAAGAACTCTAAATAAAGACCAATAAGTGCAGAAGGAGGTGTTTCATCAGGCCAGTAAAGAGACAAATAAGCTGGATTACTATCTAA